CTATCCTCGCTACACATATAAACATGAGTCTCTGCGCCTTCGTGACGCTTGAGCATTGCAATCAACTTGTCCATTTTATTTTTTTCCATTACTGCCACCAAAAAAGAATGCAGATATTCCTGAAACTAAACCGCCCAGATAACCAAGAATCAGATTAACTACACCATCATCATTAGCGTCTGGCGGCTGTATCGTTACCATAAAGACGTACCCAAGAAACCCAATCAACGCAACCATCGCAAAGATTTTTGGTATCGGATCATCTCCAAACGTCTTTCTAGCATTTTTCCTATCATCAACCTCAGCCTTAAACGACTCAAGGTTTAGCTCCATCTCTTTTAGCTTGTTTTGAAACTCGCCGTCCGCTTGCTTAACTAGCAACGCTTTCTCTGGCTGAGTCTCTAATATCTTTTCAATTTCTTCTACAGATGCGTTAGGAGAGCCTATCCTAGACGCAACCATCTTTACCGCCATTCCTGCTAATGGGCCTCCTGTAGCTTCTGCGACAGTAGGAGCAAGAGTTTTAAGTAAGCTGCCTAGTTTAAGCATCTTCGGCGACGATCTTATCAATCGTGTCGCAAACATCCTCTACAATAACACCAGTAGTAGCGGATAACGCAGACCTGCCTACGGCTCGCATACCTTTGTACATCCCAGAGCAGTATAGCTCTTTATTGGCTTTAACCTGCTCAACTGTAGTGCAAGAAGTCATAAGAAAAAACAAACTAATCGCTATCATTATTCTTCGCATTCTTTTGCTCCTTAATAAATTCTTTTAATCTCTCTTTGTAGCCTGCCATAAAATGATCAGTTATACGGTCTTTTAATCCACCACGGTCTAACTTGCGAACGTAAGCGCTAGGATTAATTAGATTGATTCCGTCATTACCAAAGTACAGCATTGTCTGTGACTTGGAAGCTCCGTAACAAAGCCTTGGCATACGAGCCACCATGTCAGAACCTGAAACAACTGATATCTGGTTATCCAAAGTCATAGGACGCTTGAAGCCTTTAAAGAAAACATTAGGCTTTCCAAAGGTTATAAGATTTAAGTTGTCATGTTTGCCGTTTAGCTTAGCAGCAGTAAGCTCTGCCATTGCGCCGCCAAGGCTGTGACCGCAGATGAGAGTGCGCTTGTCATAGTCTATGTGTTTCTCTATCTCATCCCAGATAGATTTGTGAGACATAGCAAAGCCAGCATGGCAAAGGCGTTTAACGTAAGGAACTGGAATTACTGCAAGGTCAGTCAGTATGTCTAACTTTTCCTGCGTTCCTCTGAAGACAATAATATCTATAGACTTGCGTTTTACAACAAAAGCAGTAGCGCTAGTTAGCTTGTTCTCAATCTTTATAGCGTCACGGTTCTCATCGTTGTAAGCCTTAATCGACCAACTACAAGCCATGTTTAGCAATACAGGATCAAGTTTCATTTGTCAGCCTTACTCTCTAGTCGTTTAAATATTGCGCCAAGCATTTCTTTAATTTCGCGTATATCTTCTCTGTAATCTTCTTTAGCAACATACTGCATAGGAATAGCTTTCATGTCAGCGTCTATTCTATCTAGTAATACAAAAACACGGTTTACCATCCAGCCTCCGATAAATCCTACCAGAGCAATGCCTACGTTAAAAATTATTTGGTATTCCATGTTACGTTACCAGACCTATCATCCAAAATATTGTTACCAAAAAAACAGAGGTCATTAATATCATAAGACCTCCATCAATTATTAAACGCTTTTTTTTTGCTCTGGCCTCTGCTGCGGCTAATCTATGAGATCTTATTGTTCGTCGTGTTTTCATCATCTCGTTGTAGAAGTCTTCGCCTACTGTAAGCACGATAAGTTCACGCAACTGTTTTTCCATTTGCTGCGTCTTATGCTTTGCCATCTGTATTTCGAGAGCTTGGCTTTCTACAGAAGAGCCTCTAAGAAACTTAGGGCCATATTGATTCTCTTTTTCTATCTCAAGTATTTTTTCTTTGGAGTCGAAAAACTTACCCAAATACTGCGCTGTATCTTCTATCTCGCGTCCAGCATTTACCGCTTTAGCGACAAGATTATAGGCTCTACTTGCTCCTGCTATACACGCGCTAATTGTTACAGGATCCATTAGTACGGCCTTACTTTCTCAGGGTCTGCCCTTCTTGGTAAACAATAGGCAGCAAGGGCGATGCCTTTCGGCTCGTAATTAAGTGTCCGTTCTACTTTTCCCTTAACGATGGCGTTCGCAAAATAATTGCATCTGTTGATGTCGTAGAACCACATATCCGCAGACTCTACCTGTCCGTTGACCAATACCATAAGCAAGAACAGGTGTGTCACTTAAACCACTCGAACCTTCAAGTTATTCCCTACCAAGGCTGTAATCCTTACCTTGTCCTGAGCAGGAGCATCAAAGTCATAGTCAGTTCCTAAGACAGCACCTTTGTTCAACACGTTAGCATCGTAGTTAATTGCTACGCCGTCTGACGAAGGCACTGTAGAACCTGATGTCATGTTGAGGACTATCGCTAGATCAAGATCGTTACCCAAGGCTATGTGGTTCGGGTCTGTTACTGCGTCTAGTTGCGTTTTGTCCATCTGGTTTTGGTAGATTGTACTTCCTGTTATGTACTCGTTTACATCGTCTCCTGTTTGACCAACAATAAACATCTTAGTGCCGTTTGTATTAAATGCTATTCCATTTGGAAGCGTTTCTTGTGCGGATACTGAAAAACTATCAACAAAAACTGCTGTTGAAACATCAAAGCCAGTTGATAACGTGTACTCGTTTACATCTTGCCCTGTTTGACCAACAACAAACATCTTCGTTCCGTCAGTGTTAAACGCTACATCTTGCGGCGATGTTTCTTGCGCTGCAACACTAAAGCTAGTGACATAAGATGCTGTTGATACGTCAAAGCCAATAGACAGCGAATATTCATATACAGAATCTCCGTTTATTCCAACAATAAACATCTTAGTGCCAGTTGTGTTAAATGTTATTCCTGTTGGATTTGTTTCCTGTGATGAAACATTAAAACTTTTAGAAGCATAAGATGCTGTTGATACGTCAAATCCGACAGATAATGTGTATTGGTATACAGTATTATTAGTATCACCAATAATAAACATCGTAGTTCCATCTGCATTAAATGCTAATCCTAATGGAGCATTGTCTTGACTGCTAACAACAAAACTATCAACAAAACTAGCAGTAGATACATCAAATCCCGTAGACAGAGTATATTCGTTTACATCTCCTCCACTTTCGCCAACAATAAACATTTTAGTGCCATCTGCACTAAACGCCACGCCCATTGGCAGAGTTTCTTGTGATGCTACACTAAAGCTATCAACAAAAGTTGCTGTTAAAACACCAAAGCCAACAACTGTACTAGCACCTTCCATAGCCTCAGCCAACGTAGCTAACTCTGTGTTAGTTGTGCCGTTAGTCCAAGTCTCTGAAGCGTATGTGCCGTTAGAGTTGTACTGCCAAGTACCACCGTTGTTCCTGACAATATCTCTCTCGCCATCTGTGTTATCAATAACAGTCCACGTTGTTCTGTCGTCTGTAGAGATAGCGTAGTAGACATTGCCGTCACCTGCGGCTTGGTCTGCTGTCATCGAGTTGATGTCAGTCCAGTAGGTAGAGTCTATTGAGTTTGTGGTGTGTACTGGATGGTAGCCTGTAGGAGTTAATTTTGTTCCTACTGAGTATTGATTAACATCACGAGAGTTATCAATAACAAACATTTTTGTTCCGTCAGAGTTAAAAGTTAAGCCTTTAGGATTGCTTCCTTCATTCGATACGTCAAAAAATTGAACAATACTAACACCACTAATAACGGAAAAAGGTGTAGTTAGCGAATATTCTCCAATTCGATCTGTGCTTGAACCAATGACGAACATCTTAGTTCCAGTAGAATTAAATACTAATCCCTGCGGTGCGCTAAACTCATTAATTACAGAAAAAGCCCCAGTATATGACGCCGATGTTAAATCAAAACCTGTACTTAATGCGTATTGATTAACGTCTACTGGTGAAGCCGTACCAATAATAAACATTGTTGTGCCGTCTGTGTTAAATGTTATTCCGGTTGGCGTTACCTCTTGTCCTGCAACTGAATAAGTCTGAGAATAAGAAGCAGTAGAAACATCCCAAGCCGTTGATAATAAATATCTATGAACATTGTCTTGAGCGAAGCCAACAATAAACATCTTTGTTCCGTCTGGGCTAAACGTTACATCTTGTACATTGCCTTCTTGTCCTGATACTGAGAAAGATTGTAAAAATGAAGCAGTAGAAACATCAAACGCAGTAGTCAAGTCATATTCGTTTATGTCATTTCCAGTATCTCCAGAAATATACATTTTAGTCCCATCTGGTTTAAAGAAAATTCCAGTTGGCGCTGTTTCTTGAGCAACAACATTAAAGCTCTGAGAATAAACAGCAGTAGAAATATCGTATTTATCTATAATTCCATAGCTTAATTCTAAGTCACCATCCGCAACATTATAGACAACACCGTACATACTCCAGTCACCGGAGGCTACTTGGTCATATGATGTAGGTGCTGTAGTCTGTTCAAACGAACCGTCTGTGGCTATTAAGACAAACACACCTGAGTTAGCTTCGATGGTCTTGCCTACGTCTGCTGAGGCGAATGAGCCTGTGCCGAGTGCTAGTGAAGCAGGTGGCAGAGCATATTCATTTACATTAGAAGAAGTTCCATCAATTATGTACATCTTCGTTCCGTCGGTATTAAATTTTAAATCTATTCCGTTATTACCCTGAGCAAAATACGAAAAACTTTTAACATACGAATATGTAGAAATATCAAATGGAGTAGATAATGAATATTGATAGACACTATAGTTGGCAAGGCCAATAGCAAACAATTTGCTTCCATCAGCATTAAAAGCAATACCTCTTAAAGTTGAATCTTGTGTTGTAATGCTTATAAATTGAACATGGGTAGCAGTTGAGATGTTATAAGCAGTTGATAAAGAGTATTCATTTATCTTTGCTCCAGTATTATCGCCAACAAACATTTTTGTTCCGTCATTGTTAAACGCTATACAAATTGGGAAAGATATATTAGCCGATGTACTTAGAGTCTGATTAAATGTAGCAGTAGAAATGTCAAATGCAGTAGATAAAATATATTCAATTATATCGTTGCCTACCGAGCCAACAACAAACATCTTTGTGCCGTCAGCACTAAATATTACCCCATAAGAATCTGATTCTTGTGCCGCTATTGAAAAACTCTGAACATAACTTGAAGTAGATGTATCAAAAGCAGTAGATAAATCATATTGATACACTGAATCTCCAGTATAACCAATCATATACATTTTAGTGCCATCGTTATTGAATGCAATTCCAGTTGCAGTGCCTGATTCTTGTGCGGACACTGAAAAACTATCAGTAAACGATGCGGTAGATACATCAAAAGCCTCAAAGTTCAAAGTAGTCGCAGCAGCACTATCCAATCGCGTGTAATTCTCTGTAGTAGAATTAACATCCCAAGAGTTGTTAGTCACTCCTGACTGTGGAACTTCTTTAGTCACACTGACCACTGGCGCAAGCACTGAGCTTGTGAGATTGATGGTAGAGGACTCACCAGTTGTGAAAGTCTTGGTTAGTGTGCCGAGCGTTGAGTCCGTATTAACTATTCCCCAGCTTTCATTAGATCCATCTGTTGTCAAAAACTTGCCTGAATTTCCTGTTTGGCTTGGCAGTGAATAGCCGAGTTTTGTCCAGTTCGCATCGGCACTTGGATCAGTAGTTCCGCTAGTTGTAATTTCAGCTCTATATGTCTGAAAGTTAATTAAAGATATTGCAGCATCACCAGCGTTGTATGTTTGTCCACTTACCCATAGAGCAGCGCCCGCAGTAGCAGCAGCAGAAGCAGCACTTTCAGCAGCGTTAGTTGCAGATGTAGCCGCAGCCGTTGCAGAGTTGCTTGCATTGGTCTCTGAAGTAGCCGCATTAGTTGCGGAGGTAGAAGCGTTTGAAGCAGAAGTTGCCGCATTGGTTGCAGACGTTGCCGCTGCTGTTGCACTCGCTGCCGCTGCCGCTGAAGTGCCTACCCAGTAAGCAGGAGAAGTTGTTGGATCGTTGCCAGTGTTTGAGTTCTGTAGCGATGTATATAAAACACCATCAGTTCCTACAGCATTTTGATCTTCTGCATAAGTAGCCGTGGCAAGCCAAGCAAAACTCAAAAGAACCCAATAGGCTGGAGATGTTGTAGGATCGTTTCCTAGATTGCTATCCTGTAAAGACTGATATTGCTCACCATCAACAGTAACCATTGCTCCAGTTTGATATGTAATGCCAGAGTTCCAATCTACTGAATATAATAAAGTCCAAAAGCCTGATGTAGTGGTTGGATTATTGTTTTGATTTCCGCTATCGAGCGATCTGTAATAAACCCCATCGCTGCCAATAACAACTGCATTTGATGAGTAAATTTTAGTAGCTACCCAAGGATCACCAAAGTTAGTTCCTGTTTCACCTACAGGATCTCTTACAAGAATCTGAACATCATTCTTGTCAGCTAATATTGCTTTGGCGTTACCGTTAAAAAATATGTTTGGCTGGCGTCCTGCCGCAGTCAATATAACTGGATTCGTGTTTGGAATCGTTAAGTTAATATCAGAATAGGTGACTTTTGGCGTAGTAGTGCCTGAGTCGTAAAAATACAACTTGCCACTGCCAAGCGGATCTCCAGCGTCATCAAAGTATTGTGCGTTAATTTCACCGAATCTAGCCATTTTAGTTTCCTATGCTGTCGTCAAAGCTATTAAGCAAATTTCTCATTGCTCTAAATTGCGCTTCTTGATTTATTCCACGGACTTTATTAGCCGCAGCTCTTACTGCTGCTGAAGTCATTTCACCTTTAGTAGTTGGAATTCTTTCTCCAATTTGGCCTGCAAAACTTGTATCAGCTTTAGTTCCAAAAACTCTGTCTAAATCCATTGTGAAAGCAGCTTGATTAATTACATCATCATCAAACTGACCATATCTATTACCAAGAGTTTGTAATTCTCTTAAAGAATCAAGCAATCTTCCTCGACTTTGTATGTTAGATCCTAGTCCTCTTAGCTTTGTCCCTACAGCAGTAGGAGCGCTTGGGCTGTCAAAGTCTATCTTCCTTCCCATTAAGTCTTGGAACTCATTCATTGCGTTGATAGTTTCGGCGTATCTTTTGTTTGCCGTATTGTATCCTGCAAAGTTTTCATCAAGAATATTATCCAGATTGCGCCTTAAATTTTTTACTACGCTCTCCGCTCGTCCCGCTAATCCTTCCTGCAACTTTCCGTAGCTTACTTGCTCGTCAATAAACTTTTTGAGCATATGAACTTCGTAAGCAGTCATATCTCTTGGGCTTTTCATTCTATTTACAATTCTGTTTAAAAAGCCTTCTACTCCTGCTAATCCTTCAATGTCAGAACCAGCAAAATCTAAGGACAAATCATCTCGCTGCCTAATCCCCATGTCTCTCAATTCAGACAAAAAATTATTAACAGGCTGATCAAAGTCTACATATTGATTTCTAAGGTTCTGTCTAGCGTAGCGGTCTATGCTTCGACCTGCCTTTTTGTTAGCATCTCTAATAGCTTTGTAACGTCCAAGAACTGACCTACCTGCAACATCAGTGGTTCTATTCTCCATACTGAATCTTTTATTGCCAGTAGCTTGCTCCATTATGTTTAATGATTCGAGCATATTCCTTCGATCTGCCGGACTTGATTCTCTAATCATCGCAATCAAGCCTTCGTCAAAACCTTGCCTAATGGCTTCTTGTTGCGCAGGATTTCTTACAGCTCTTCTAGTAGGAACAGGCTCTGGCAAAGGCCCGACTTCACTTACTACGGTTGGCGCTCCTCTTGGAGTTTCTTCTAATCGGTAAGGAGCTGTTGTTACATTTGTTGCAGGCATTCCTCCGGTTTCAATATCAATTCTTGCCTGCCTTGCCGATGATGGCTCGTATTCCCTAGCCATTCTAGTAACAGTAGATCCACCAACTCTTGTAGGTATGCCTACTCCAGCTATATTCGTTACAGCAGATATATTTCTAGCAGCTCTTGGATTCTCTGCTGAGAACCTTTCCCATACCTCGCCGCCTTGCTCTAAAGCTCGCTTAGCCATTCTCATCATCGGCTGATCCATGAAAATGCCTAACTGGTTTAAAACCTCATTCTCTAAAGGATCAGGCGTAATGTAAGACAGACCTTCTCCTAATTTTTCGACACCAGCTCCAACAAGATCTCCAATATAGCCTGCGCCTTGGCCTGCTGTTTGGATAATGCCTTCATCTAAAGATTGCTCTCCTCTCAATGTGGCGTTAAAAATATCGCCCATATTGCGGCCTCGACCAGACTCTGCGCCCATTGCATCGAATGCAGATTTAGTTCCTGAAAGAAGCGCTTCTTGTCCCATTGTTAAAGAGGATCTTTTAGGCTCAGTAGTTGCTGCAGGCGCACCTCCAGACACAAACCTTTGAACCTGCGCCTTGATAAACTCTGGAGTAGAGCCAGCAGGCACTTCTAAAATTGTTCCGTCTGGAAGTTCTACCTCTATGGGTTCCATTCTTTATGTTCCTATTGTTCTATGATATCGCCGTTAGCATCAACTCTAATTCTTTGTCTCTGCGGAACAACTTCAAAAAGCAACATATCTTCTATTTCAATTGCTGTTTCTTCATCACCATCATCATAAGCTCTTGCTATTGCTCTATTAGCACTTTCTTCAGCTATCATCAAAGCCTGTTGAAGTATTCTTTTATTTGATGCCGTGCTTCTGCCAAACCTAGCAGATAGCCTATCTAATCTAGCGCCTTCTCTTTCGGTAAATGCAGCACCAAAAGTTTCTCTAAGCTGTGATAACACCGCTCTACCCAAATTAGCAGAAAGCTCCCCTTCATCAGCGCCTGTAACACCGAGAAAATCTGTTGCAGCTAATTTAGCTGAAGCTAAACCTCCTGTTGCGATGCTGTCTAACAAAGAGATAGACCTTCTGAGCAAAGCTGTGCTTTCTGCTGCTTCTCTACCTCTATTTATGACATCCTGAGATCGCTCTTCCTGTCCTTTAGCTAACGCTTGAGCGCCCGCTATTCCTCCAGCTTCTAAAATTCCAGAGTCAATTCCTGCTTTTATAGCGCGTTCTATTTCTGTTGGATCTGTAATCTTAACACCGTTTTCATATACAATCGGATCGCCGAAAGCTGGATAGTTTATTATAGTTCCATTCCTATACTTGACTCCGAGTTTAGCTGTTTCTTGATAGCTGCCGCCGCCAAACTCCATAAATCTTCTGAATTGCTCGGTTCCTTCTGGAATACCAGCTAGTCTAGCTCTTTCTTCCAGCGCTCTAAGAGTTGCTGGCTTGTCAGGCTCTTCAGGAATAAATCCAGAAACAGTCTGAGCTGTTGGAGTTCCTCCAAGACTTTGAGTAACCATTTGACCTTGACTTGTAATCATCTTCGGATCAATTGCTTGCTTAGGTAATGAGCTAAGGAAAGTGTTGATCTCTCCCATAACTATATCTGGCCTGCCGCTTATAAGAGCATCTCTAAGCATCTTTGTGTCTGAGGTATCTTCTCCTAGCTTCTCAAGAACATTCATGCGATCAACAAGAACATCTATTGCCTTTGGAAAATCTTCATTTTGAATTGACTGCTGGATATTTTGCGCGTCCTGAATAGTGCCTTGAAGAAGTTGTTGCTGCCTACGCTGATATGGAGAGACTACTTGTTTTCCTGTCATGTCAGAAGAAACAGCAGCGCCATAGTCCTGCAATCTATCTTTAATTGTTCGTTTTGGAGTCGGAACATTAAAAGCCTGATTCATTCCAGAACTTATTGAAGGCTGTCGCATAGTCGGCTGTTGGTTTCTTTCAGGAAGACCAGCCATCATTGCTTGAAATCTTTCTTCATCAAGCCTTTCTTTTTCAGTCATTTCAGCCATTTTTGTACCTATAAATTATTATCAAGTAAGAATAGGAATATTACCCAGAGCAGAGCCAGCCAAGTTACCTTTATCTCCTGCCGCTCTATTCAATATTCCAGAAACTTGACTTGTGCCTCCAACTCCAGTTGGATTGTAAGCAGTACCAGTTCCTGTAGCTACTCCTGCAAGTTGACCAGCAGTGCCGCCAATCATGTTAGACATTCCAGTACCAGCACCGCTTTGGATTCCTGCTAGTATATTTGCCTGCTGACCGATCAGATCAGACATGAGAGTGCCTTGATCGCCTTGGTACTGAGCAAGAGCATTAATCTGGTTAGTAATGTTCCCAGCAATGTCTCGGCCTGCTTGCATCCTGTTAGCTGATAACGCGCCGCCTGTGCCGTACAGGTAATCACCGACTGTCATGCCGCCAGTAAGACTTACATCACCTAACTGCCTGCCTGCCTGAGAAGCTAACTGAGACTGCGCTAAAGACCTGCCACTAGCTATGTCAGCCAATTGCGAGCCTGCGCCTGTAAGCGTCTGCATTCCCAAAGTACCGCCAGTAACGCCAAGATTTCCTAGCTGCTGTCCTGCACCTGTTAATGTATTAAGTCCTTGCTGTCCTGCCAGTGTGCCTAGTCCTGCAAGCTGTTGGCCTGTACCTAACTGAGATTGTCCTATTTGACCACGCAGTGCAGCGAGTTGCTGAGCAGCCTGAGTCTGTAAGTCTGCCTGAGCAGCGCCGCCTTGAGCGGCAAACTGAGCAGCACTACCACTAGCGCCAAGACCTTGCGATCCTAGTTGCTGAAGATTAGCTATTTGGTTTTGTAAGTCTTGAGAAGCTAGTCCAGTGTTAAACCTTGAAAGTTCTTTCATGACGTTGCCGCCACTTAAACCGCCTCTAGCTGCCGCTGTGCGTAAAACCGCTCTTTCACCTTGCTCGCGCAAAAACTGTTGTTGCGGACTGTTTTGGAAAGCTTGATTAAATGCCTCTTGGCCTAACGCGCCTGACAATGCGGCTTGCTGCTGTAGCGCCGCAGTGCCTGCCTGACGATACGGATCAAACATCTGACCAGCTTGACCAAAGGCTTGACCAACTTGCTGAGACGCAAGATCACGAGCTGCTGTGACATCGCCTAATCCTTGTCCGTACTGTTGATTAGCTGCTTGTTGAGCGGCCTGAAGATCAGTCCTAGCACCGCCAAGACCTTGGTACAACGCGCCAAGTCCAGCTTGTGCGCCTCCCATAATATCTCGTCTTGCAGCACCAAGACCTGTGCCAAGAGCCTCTAGTCCCAATCCAGTGCCTGACTGAATTAAACCGCCAGCTTCTTGAGCGCCTTGAGTTAAATCCTGACGAGCTATCTGAGTGCCGCCAAGGATGTCTGCTCTTGCTTGACCTGCACCAGACTCAATAGCCTGTGCAGCAGCAGTCACGCCGCCTGCTAGAGCGCGTTCAGATCCAGCCAAGCCAGTTTGACCGCCTGCTCCTGCACGGCCTCCTACGGCTGTAGAGGAGGCCACAGAGCCTGTTCCAGAGCTAACGCCAGCTCCAGTTCCACCAGCCACTTCGTTTCCTGCTACAGTGCCGTCAGTAGTAGTACCATTGCCAGATTTCGCCCTGTTGTAAGCAGCCTGAACCTCGGCTATAGGTATTCCGGTAGCACGAGCCATATCATCAACAGAGACACCAAAGTTATCCATGTTAGTGGCTATCTGTTCTATAGACTGATTAGTCTCAGTTGCGTAACGCCTTAATAGGTTGTCTGGTATGCCGTTAGGAAAATCTTTTTTTGCTTGCTCTAAGCCGCCAGCAACAATGTCTTCGATCTGGGCCATCTCTTGAGCGCGAGTAAATCTTGTTGTCGCCTCGTCTATTGGATAGTTAATTCTTTCAGCTATCTGCTCAATAGGTACATCGTTCTTTACCATCTCACGGTAAATTTGCTCGTCAGTCTTATTGCCTTCCGCAATAAAGTTAGCGACCTTATCCAAACCTGAAATTTGCTCGGCTGGTTCAGGTTTTGGCTGAGACGTTACTTGAGACACTGGTTGAGACACTGGTTGAGCAATCACAGGTTGAGCAATCGCTGGTTGAGCAATCACTGGTTGAGGTGCTGGCTCAGGCTCGACTTGAGGAACTGGTTGAGGTGCTGGCTGAGAAACCACTGGAGGAACTGGTTGAGGTGCTGGTTGGGGCTGATTAACGGCAGTTTGAGTTGGAGCTTTAGGCGATATAGCAGTATCAAAGGCTCGCTGAGCCTCAGCCATAGGAATGCCAAAAGTATTAGCCACTTTCCCTAGATCAGCGCCAGTTGACTGAATTAATGAAGCAATATCTTCTAGCGAGGCGTTTGGGTTGCCTTGAACAAATTGAACAACTATGTCTTCAGCGCTAGGGATATTAGCTCCTATGCCGCTAAGAGCTTCTGCCATTGCGCGTTCATCGTCTTGTCTAGCCATTAGATTCGCCTCATTGCTCGCAGCTCAGCTAGAGCCGCCTCATCTATGCCCATGCCAGCTAAAGCATTTGCCTGCCCACCCATGCCCATCATTTGTGCTTGCTGTCCTTGGTACTCAGGACTTAGATGTTGCATCACTGGATCTATTGTCGTTGCTTCGGCTAAATACGCAGGATTAGCTACCGCATCAGGTAACTGCTGCTGAGTGAAGGCCATATCGTAACTGCCTTGATATGGCTTCAATGCTGCGTAATTAACATCACTGCCTCTTATTGCCTGCTCATACATAGGCATTCCAGATAATATTGTTCCTTGAGCTGCCACGTTGCCACCAACAAAAGCATTAGCTTGTTGAGGCATAGATTGACCGTAAACATCTAAGCCAGCTTGCTGACCCGCTGTAAAAGCACCATATTGGCTTGGCATAGCTTTTCGGATATCAGCTCTAGCCATAGACTCTTGACGAGCAAGGAAGTCTCGTAAAAGTTGATTACTTTTCTCTTGGCGTTCAATGCCTTCATCAGACTCGCCGCCGAATAGCGTTTTAACTAACTTACTCATATCTCGCCTCTAGTTCTTCTCTAGTGATGCCTAGTAACCATTGGTCATGTATCTCGCCGTTCTTTTTAAAAGACCGCCTGATTGTGCCTTCTAGCTTCATGCCGCATTGTACCGCAAACATCTTGGCATTAGGAAAGCAAGTGGCAATCTCTGCGTTTACCTTTTCATACTTGGTGTTCTTTGTTATCCAAGTAAAAAATTCTTTAGCGCCTTTGTACGCTTTCTTTCCTCTGAACTCTTTTAAAATCATTGGATGAATTTCTATGGTGATGCCGTTGCGCATCTCAGCCATCCAGAGTCCACAAACCTCATCATCTTCCGTATGAAGAAACCAGCCTGAGTGCATATCTGGATACCACTCATCTCGTGAGAAGTCATCCTCGCTAATCTCATCAAACACATCAGATCCGGTAACGAATGATCTTATAAAGTCAGCGTCTACTGTTCTGGTAATCAAACAAGAATCCAGCCTTGTTTTCTGTCGCCACCAATACTAGGAAGCATTTTCCTGTATTGTATAGCTCCAGCAGAGCCTGCGCTGTCTAAGTAAAGACTATACTGTACAGCCTCTATAACACCTTCAGGACTTCCGACTCCAACTATCGGAATGCTTAAGGTAGCCTCTTGCGTAAACTGTCTAAACGCCTGACTCATAGTTCCATTAGGTTCTATTATCGGTTGCGCAACATTTAATTTATAGCTCACTGAACACCTTCTATGTCAGCAGTCATTTGTATAATCACAGGTTTTACAGGATCGCTCATTGTAAACCTGAATAACTCAAATCTGGCTGCTCTGCCATTTCTTCGCCAAATAGGTCTATGGTTATACTCACCAACCTTACCAATGCTACGGAAGCGAGTGTCACTCCAAGTCTTAGCGTTCCGACTACGAGCCATGCCAATTTGAGGATCAGGAGCAGCGGAATTACCAACACCGCTTTCAACAGTAAGTTCTATCTCAGGAACTACAAACGATTCCATGTTGTTCTGGAAAGGCTGAGTCACTATAGAACGCCTAATCTCTGTGCCGTACTCTGTGTAGAAATCAGGATCTAAGTTTCCTATCCTGCCGTCTACTAAATCGCCTGCCCATATCTTGTTATAGGCTCTTACCAAAGCAGTAACACGGTAGCCTCCAAGATCACCTTCAATGACAGACTTCCTTTCATGCCAGCGCTTTGTAATGATATCGTAAACTAATGTGCTGCTAGGCAGTGCAAACCCAACAAAGTAAGCGCCTTTCTCAGCATATCCCCATGAGTAAATAGAGGCCACTTGGTTTTGCGTAAGATTGCTTAGCTCTTTGTCTATCGCAGTTGTAGATATCTTAACTGCATCATTGCCTTCAAAAGCCCAGATTGCTGGAGATTCGTTCTTACCAGATCCAATGAATACAAACGTACCCTGCAAGGACTGAATACTAAACGGACTAGCAATACCTTTAGATAAAAACAAGCCAGTTCTTTGAAAAGGAAAGTCAGCGCCGCCAATGTTTTGAAATGATTCTATCGTCTGCGAACCTCCTATAAATAGCTGATTCTTAAAAACAATAGGAGCAACAATGTCATCAGGATCAGACTCAGCAGTACCAAAATCCAAGGCGTTATAGCTAAGTCCGTCATTTAACGCGCTAACAATAAACTTCTTACTGTCAGTTGTAAGACAGAAATATCCGTCAATATAAACAACCAATTGAGGATTTCCGTTCGCAGTAAAGTCTGTATCTGTGATTTGCGCGAATGTGTCAGTAACGTGGTTGTATATGTATCCGTTTCCATCAGGAACTAAGATAAGAAGTTGTGTGCCGTTATCAGCCATTGACACTCTGGTATCGCCAGCTATCTCACCAATGAAGGTCAGAGTGAAGTCAGCAGCCATGCTGTACAGTCTGTTTTCAATAACGAAGTAAGGCACACCGTTCATTTCGTGTGCGCCTCTATTACCAGTAAGGCTATTAGCGTTTGCTACTTCCTCTAGTCCAGCCGTGCCATATAGCGTCTCCTGATTCAACGCAGGAGCTTGGGTAATATTCGGATAGAAGTTTACACACTCTTGAGCAGAGATAGGCAAGCTATCGCTTTCGTAAAATCCATTCGCTATCGGCAGAACTATTTTTGCCATTAAAGTACACCTAGCACTGCGCGAGATACGATTAAGTTGTCTGTAGTAGAGTCGTTTGCAACGTAAATCTCAATGTAATCATTAACAGATAATTCTATGTTAGCAAACGTAGCCATTGAACGAGATAGTCCAGCGGTAATTGTGTTTGTCATACGAGTTGTTGCTATGACAGAACCGTTAAGAGCAATGTATATAGAGCATTGGTGATTTGTGCCACTAGCGGCAGTAAGAGATACGATTGCATTGATAACGTGGCGCGTTATACCTGACTCTACTTCAGTAATTTTGCCAGTTGTGTCAGCAGTGAAACCAGAGACATCTCCAACAACAAAAGTGCCAGCTACTTTTACAGGTGTTCCTGCAACAGCAATAACAGTCTCGTCAGAGTTTCCTTGCATGGTTACAGTGGCGTAACTAGCCAACTCAGCGGAAGATATTTCTATCTGCGCACCAGTGGTTGTGACATTAATGCCATTACCAGCAGAAATACTAACAAAGGTAGGACTAGCCGCAGTAGAATTCTGCATGATTGGCTGACCTCCACTGTCTACAGTAAAGTTATGACCAACCTCTACGTTATTTTGTGCATCAACCGCAATGATTATTCCTGAACCGTTAGCGATGTTCCTAATCTTATTAACTGTTCCGTCAACCTCTAAAACAGGAGTAGCAACGCCAGATCCAGTAGTAACGATAGAGCCAGTTACGCCAAGGCCAGCTACAAGATTAGAGTAGGAGATTCGATAGTTAGTGTTATTGACAAAGTAGTCCATAAAGGAATTTGCAAGCACTGTATCCTGTGCTACAAAGTCCGACTTCTTGCGTCCATCCGCTCTTTTAACCATTGGTATTTACCTCCAAGGCTATAGCGCCAGTGGTTTCTGCAAGTATTGATGCCTCTTGGTCTGGATAGAAATGACCATTCAATCCAAAGTCGTTATCTTCGTTACCAGAGCCTATAGGAAGCGTACAAGGATACTTAGATTTGCCCATGCTTTGACCAAGCATACGCATTGTGTTGAAACCATCACGAGCTGCTTTTGCTAAGCCTGCTGAGACAACTCCGTTGTAATCTGGTGCGACTTCAATCGCCATGTTAGCGATAAGTCCGCGCAGTGCGCCTGTTGGGATAGTAACAGTATCACCAAGATCAGACACAACTGTATAACCAAGCTGAATGCCTTGGGCATCTAGCTCAGCCATGTAATTATTCATAGAAAATATAAAATCTTGGTACTCGTCAGGCTCTAGCGGAGCCTCACTAGCTTGTACCAATATCCTCTGTAGTGAGGACTTTGCAACTTGAGCGACAGTAGCCATTATTCGTATGTAGCTCCTTTAGCAGTTTTAGCAGAATTTCTAAAGGCTTGTGCTGTTGGTGCGCCTTTAGATCCTATTTTGCGCATACGTTCTGGTGTTCTGCCAGCGGCCTTCTGAGCCTTAATGCGTTTGCGTTTTTTGTGGATGTTAGCGTATAGACCGTCACTCATAAGTAGCACCGCTCTTCATAGACTTTGCGCCTTTACACTTCCAGCGCTTACGGCTCAAGTTATTAGGCGTGTTGGGATCATTTTGCTGTCTTTTAGATAACTGTTTTTTAATACCTAAAGACCTTGCGCAATAAGCATCGCCTTTTTTAGTGCCTGCTCGTACACGAGAACCACCGTCACTGGCCTTTCCAGCCTGCCCATAGGAGACCTTCTTGCCAGTGGAGGTGATCTTTACTTTCGCTTTACCTTTTCTTGGAGTAGCCATGATAAAAAACTGGGAGCCGATAGATCTGTGCTAGACAGCTATAGTCATAGTTAAAGTCATACCTGTACCTAGAGTTACACCTGTTCCTAGATTTACAGTTATCGACTCCCAGAGTCCTACAAGGTTACTTGCCGAAGCCTTGGCCTGCAAACAACGGATTGAAGCAAGCATAGGCAGGCAGAAGGTCAAAACGAATCTTCTGCGTGTTGGCGTCACCGTCTGCATACTTAGACACACGGATGCTCATACCATCGCTGGTAGTTGCAATTGTGTCTGTAGAGTACAGCTTAGGTAGCTTAACAGTACCAAGACCAAATGCCTGCTTAGTGAAGAACAGGTTAGGCTGGTAAACAGTAGATGCTGCGCCGAGGATAGTTACAACTGCGCCGTCAGCAGGAGCTGCATCAACATTGTTGTACTGACCATTAGCTTCGTAGATAGCTGCACCAGATACAACGATAGTTGCAGCGTTAGCAGCAATAGTCACATCCTCAAGTACAGTACCTGTCCAAGGGACTGCTGCGCCTGTCTCGTCAAGCATGAGCTGGCGAGTAGCAACATTCAAACGATTAACGCCTGCAATTTGAACTTGATCACCAGCTTTGATAGTACCAGTTCCCAGACCGTCAAGAACCAAAGTCTGTTGCATGGTGTCTTTTGCAGTAACGTAAGTCGCATCTGGAGCACCATTCAGCGCGCCTAGACGGTCAGTAGTAGAACCTGAAGTGTAGCTGCTCAGAGCGTTAGAAGTCAGCGCCATCATGCCACCAAAGTTCTGGCTGATTTGTGCTTTCTCCCAAGCTGTACGAACAAGGCCGTCAGCCGCATTCAGACCATTCTGAGCTGAAGACAGCGCAGTAGTGGTGAATGGGTTCATCAGGTAATACTTCTCGTCAGACATTGGGACACCAACAGAGTCCATTAATGCGCCAGCGCCTGCAACGTCTGACCATGCGTCAACCGCTGTACCACGGTTACCATAGTTAAGAGCTGCGTTTTTACGCATAAATGCGCCAAGATCAAGCTCAAGGTCAGTTACGATGCGACGAGCCATAGGCTCAAGGATTTGATCGAGTTGGTCTAGCTCAAGAGCCTCTTCCACGTTGCCCCATTCAGTTGCGGCTGTGAAGTAGTCCTGTACTGTACCAGTTGCTTTACCTGCAATGATGTCAGACTTAGTAGAAGCGCTGATATCACCGCCAGAGGTGCGGATGCTGTTGTAGTCATGCGGACGCTTGAAGTCTACATTTGAACCGCTAGAAGGATTGAATTTGCCTGACAACAGTTGAGTGTTGACAGTTTTTGTTACTACACGAGAAGCCTCAAAAGCGTCTAAGAAGACACGAGCGACTTTCCGTGTGACGTTGCTATTAAGATTGTTAGCCATGATCGGATCACCTCATTCATTCGAAAGTTGCTCCTTTAGGGCCACCAGACTTGGGACTTACCCCAGCGCCTCTTGGCGTATCTAATGGATCAGGAGCGGCATTTACATTAGGTTTAAGTTTTCTAGCCTTTGGCATAATGGTCTGATCTAAATACAACAACGCTTGATTAGGAGACATATTTGCCAACCTATCTAGCTCTAAGAGATTGTTCCCTAAGTACAACGTGCCAAGACTTCCATCTTCTAAATCAATCAGATGGTTGGACAGCATTGGATCAATACCAAACTGGCCTATCTTGTTCGCTGCGCTTTGCAAGTCTTCACTCTTGACGCCTAGCTTTTTTGAACGCTCTGCGTATGTTGCGATCTTCTCATTTTGCTGCTTAATTGCTTCCGCTTGCTGTTGACGCTGTAACTCAAGCTGCTGGCTTTGCATAGCCTGCTGCCTAGCATCAAACGCTGCTCGCTTGGCAATCGCCTCATCACGCTGTCGGAGCTGCTCCTGTATCTCTCTGTCAGACAGAGCATAGAAGTCAGGCACCTTCGGCACTTCGGGCGGCTGTTCTTTAGGAAGTTTAGCTTCAATCTCTTCAAGACGCTGACGATATTGCTCGGCCTGACGCTCTGCTTCTCGCGCCTTCCAAGTTTTCTCAGCCATAGCCTTATCAAAAGCTTTCTGCTGCTCTTCGTTAAAAACAGGTCTAGTAGATTTTTCCTGACCTTCGTCAGTATCCGTTGATGAATCGGAATCAGTTTCCTGATCTACATCCTCTATGTCTTCAAACTCTACATCTTGAGTCTCATCGACCATATCGTCTGGTTGCATCTTATACCTACTGTAATGCCGTCAAATAAATGGTGACGTTCCATGCCGTCAAGAAAGTGTGACGTTCACTGGCTTGCAATATACCACAATTTGATTAAAAGCAATACTTTTCTTAAAATATGGCGGAAGCGGCTACCTAGCAAGGCTCCGATAGATTATCGCCTGTGGAATTGAACCACTATTACGCTTCCATAAACTTTTGTTACTGCGCTCTACGAGCCTCTATATCTCTCAACATTTCTTCAGTTATTACACCGCCTCTAGTACCTCGGCGCAACGTATATTGCTCTTTCGCTAACGTAGCTGGATCAGCTCTC